AGCGTCTGCAATGGGCAATCCGTGTATTGCTTGCATCTGCCTAACAAGGCTTGCACCCGACTTGGGGCAGGCTCGGCACTCTTGAAATTATCTAATCTTTGCCCCAAGCGGGTAAAGCAAACCGTTGGGTGCTACTTGGAGAAATATGGAAAATCTATTTCAAGAAAAAATGAAGATTATCGAAGAGTCAACTGATGATGTCATGCAAAAGATAAATCGATTTGATAAACATGCGTGGTTTATTATCAGAAAACACATGCGACGGGCTTTCGCAATGGGTGAGCAATATCAAAAAGAGCGCACCCAACAAAGCGTGCAGTCGGACGGGGCTAAGTGGGTCTGCCCCGAATGTGGTGAGGTAAATGTAAATGAACTTCGCCCGTTTTGTATTCGCTGCCAATCGCCCCGCCGCTAACGCAAGCCGTTAGACCCCTTGCTCCGCGTTCTAAAACTCGTGCGAAATTGGTGTGTATAAAACCTTGACAAGATAGAATAACGTGTGTATAATATTATCACAGTCAAGAAATAACCACTAACAAACAGGAGAAATCAAATGAACACAATCACCAAATGGGCAAACGACAGAGTAGAAACAATGACAACCGAAATCAAAAGCCTGATTGATTGCGGAATGGAAATGGAAAGCGCGGTAGATGTGGCTTTTGAAAACTCAGTTCTTGGCAACGGTTACAAAATGCAAGTTCTCAATCAGGTAGCAAACTACCGCCACGAACACAAGTTCGTAACCGATGTAATCACTGGTAAGAAATGGTGTGCAACATGCCAAAAGTTTCAATAACAAAGAAGGGGGTGGGGAAACCCACCCTCTACAAAAAAGCAATGAAACGTCACAATGTCCATTTATCCGATGAGCATGTAAAAATAGCAATCGCTTTATCAGGTGAGCGAAAAGAAATCAGCGCAGGTATTCGGCTGGCGTTGGAAACCGTAGCAAAAGAGCGGGGTCTAACACAGCGTGCACCTGACAATGGGGATTCTGTGCCCTCTCATGCGTTTTCTCAGCCTGAATTTTTATCCGACTTAGAAGGCTTATCGTAGCCCGCCCCATTGCGGGTTACGCAATCCGTTAGCCCGCTGCCTTATAATTATCTCAAAGGAGATTAGGCAAAATGAATCCACTCGAAATTGTCAAAGCCATGCAAGAGAAAGATTTTTTGTTTTATGCAAAAAGTAGCATTGGAAAAAATGAAGGAAGCGGTCTAAAAGGGAAAATCTATTATTCGGTTGCCTTTTCGCTTGGGCACATAAATACATCAGAATTTGCCGATACCCTGGATGAAGCGATTGAAAAGGCCGCAAACACAGCCCTAGCATTGAGCGGGCTAACACTGCACGCACCGGACAAAAGCCACACGGCTCCCGGCGCGGGTGGCTCTGAATAATCAAATATTTGGCGGGCGGCTTTTGCCGGTAATGCTCGCCGTTCGGTAGCTAACGAAGGAGTCTTATGAGCACACGAAAACCACACAACGAGAATGTTGGCTACGTCTGCGAGTTGGTAAATCGCAAAACGGGCGTAGGTCATGTTGTTATTTATGACCGTCAAAAAGGTTTTGATTGTGACGCTGACGGGCGTTACATCGTAGTTTGCGAAACCCACGGCACAATGGTTAGTGCTACGTCTATGCCGTTGGCGCGTGCTTCGATGAAGTCGGTAGATTTTTGCCATGAATGCAACTGCGCTACCGAACAAAACATGCACCGGACGCTGGAAACCGCGCCGGTAATGTAAGCCGTTGAGCGGCTTCCTTGCAAACTGAGACGCTTGACACTAATAAGTGAGACGCTTTGCATTTATATACAGGAGCAACAATATGGCAACCTTGAACAAATCAGAACGCAGAAAAGAAATTGCAAGCGCACACGCAAACATTAAGCACGTTTGTAAATTTTGCGGAGCGGAGTTATTCGGCAATGGTGGCTATTCCGCCCACATGCGAAAAGAATACTTTGAGCGTATGCCAGATATGAAATCAGTCAAATGGGTTACGGTCAAAGAGTTACGAATCGAATGGCGCAAACGCAACCCAACAATGCTTGCACCCGACAAGGGGCGGGCTGTGGTCGTGAAAGATAATCAGGTCTTTGCCCCTTGCGGGTAAAGCCAGCCGTTAGGCGGACGCTCCGCTCGGAAAGGTAAGTGATGAAAAATAAATTTCTAGAAATTTTGAAAAACGCTAATCCTGAATGGTATTCGTCAATTACTACTAGCGCAAGTTTGAAATTATGGCGTGAAACAATGGCTGATGCACTAGTAGAAGCCGCCCAACACAGCGTGCAGCGGACGGGTTGACTCGTCTCGCTCACCAGAGTTATTTCCCGCAGAAGTAATCCCCTCTGCGAAGGTTACGCGGCAATCCACCCGCCACTAAAGCGAACCGTTGGGCGGACTGCTCAACAGAAAGAAGGTTGTATGGCAATAATAAACAAATCTGCTGGTTGTGGTTGCCGCTTAAGTATCAATGCTGCGTCATATCCAGCAACAGGAAACGTGGCAATTGTGTCGGTTGAAATCGTGAATCCTTGCAAAAAACACACCGCCCAACAAAGCGTGCAGGCGGACAAATGCCCTGATTGCGATGGCAAAGGTTGGTTCGGGGCGCAATTTTGTGAAGGCGAAGAATGTCCTACCTGTGAGGGTACGGGCATTTGCCGCTAACGCAAACCGTTGGGCGTATACTTGGCGAAAAAAGGAGCGTTTTATGGCTGGATTTGATAGGGCAGTTTTGATGGAAAAATTAATTGCACTAGGCTGGAAAGAAGCACCTGCTAATGTTGATTGCGATTCGTTATCACACGCTTGCTTAGTTCCGCCCGATTCGCTTTGGCAAAATAAACCTAAAGCATTTTATGTTTACGATGCCCGCGATTTGCAAGACCTGCTTGGCGAGAGTGTCCCTGAAGATGACGACACGCCCAACACAGCGTCCACCTGACGCTGGGGGATTCGGCGGCAAATTAGGCTTTATCTACGCTGTGGGCTGGTTCTGTTTTGACGGCTTCGCCGTCCCCGCCCCAGCGCAGGTAACGCAAACCAAACCGTTGTGCGGACGCTCCGCTCGGAGAATCATAATGGCAATAAAGGCAACCTTGCATAATGCGTATATGGGTATTGGTAAGGCGTTTGAAAATATGAAAAATGAAAACGCAATGCTAAAAGCCCGTATCATTGAACTTGAAGCACAACTCACCGCCAAACAAAGCGTGCAGGCGGACTTGACTGATTCGTTTTGCTATAACGGCAATCATGAGTCAAAGAATGGTATCTGCGTCGTGGATGGCGACATAAAGCCGTCAAGCCGCTAACGCAAGTCCGTTATGCTTTATAAAAAGTGCTATAATACAAAATAAATAAAAACGTGCCGTGATGGCAGCAGACCGTCACGGCACACGATGCCAAGCGTAGAGGGCAAGGCAAACGCTAGAGGCATTTTACCATCAAATGACCATCATCACATTACAGGCACGCGCAAATCGGACGGGTGAAGGCTTCACGCCGTCTGCAACTATTCCTGCTGATATAACAAACTTCGCTTGCGTGCGAATGGACACTGATCTAAACGACAAAAGAAACTCCGCTCTAACTGCTTATGTCGAGATGCAAATTTCAAGAGACAACGGGGCAACGTGGAAAGTTATTGCGGGCTTTACATGGCAGGGCAATAACTCATTAAGATATGGCGTGGAAGTTGGCGAGGCGGGGATTTATATTTCAAACGCTAGAGATTATATCGGCGCATTGGTTAGAGGTCATTATATAATCCCGGTTAGTACACGGACGGGATTTATTTTGGAGTATAACATTTAATGGCGATAACTCATGTCCAGTCTATCGGCTCCGCTTCGCCCAATGTTACCAGTATTACTCAGGCATATTCCGTTGATGTAATCCCCGGTAATCTTTTAGTTATCACGGTTGCGAAATATTCCCCGTCTATCGACGAGTTTGTATTGGCTGACATTAGCATGAGCGCGGGCGCGGCTACGCTTGGAACTTTTACGCTTGACAAAGTAAACAGCGTCACAGATGGGAATGGGAATTATTATAGCGTTGCGGTTTATAGCGTAGATATTTTAGTTAGCGGTTCTTGTACAATTACAGTGGGCGGCGCTTCGGCGGGTTCTTATTTTATAATTTCGGTTGCTGAATTTTCAGGCGCTGATGTATCAGGCACAAGACAGGACACCAACAACGCCGCAACAGCGAACACCGGCGCGCCTGATAGCGGTAATGCTACAAGTACGGCGGGCGGGGTATTCATTGCCGCGCTTGCTACTGATACGGGCAGTTCTGTCACCCATACAATTGACGGTTCTTTTACTCAAATTTATGAACAGGAAAACGGGGCGGCAAATCAGACCGGCGGATTTGGTTATCGAATTGTAACGACTTCAACAACCGATTCGGCTAGTTGGTCCGCACCGACTACAATCCCTTATGACTGTGTTGTCCAGATTTACAAAGCGGCGTCTACTCCGGCGTTTGAGCAAGAGGGCTTTCGCTTTGGCATTGATGACGGTAATGAAGCCGCCCACACATGGGCCGCCAATCAAGATACGAATATCACTACCGACGCGAATACAACCCGCTTAATTAGAACGCTCATAAACACTACCAACGACAAAGGCGCTACGGCTTTTAAATTGAAGTATGCAAAGAACGGCGGCAGTTATGCCACTGTTCCAATAGGTTCTAGCACAGCAGGCACAACGCCACTCATTGAAGCCGCTGATGCAACCCAATCAGGCAATGATACCGCCTCTACTTCGTGGGCATTGAGTACACCCAACGCCAGCACGGGCGACCTGCTAATCTTTTGTATCTCATGGGATGATAGCACGGCGACAACAGACGTAACAGAACCAGCAGGCAAGGCAAGCGAAACATTACTTGAAGTGAACGCCACGCCTGCAACGGACGCCAGCACAGAAACACGGTCAAAGGTTTGGTATTGTATTTGCGCCGGGGCTTGGACGGCTGGAACTCTCACTTTCACACCAGCCGCTAGTGAATCCTGGACGGGCGCAACGATCCGCGTCCCGGCTGGCGAGTTTGACGCCTCAACCCCCATAGGCGCAAGCGGGAAAAGAGGCGCGGCGGGTACTGCTGAAACCGCCATCCAACACGCCGCAATCACAGCAGGCGCAACGGACGGCGGCGGGAATTTATGTATCTGGACTTCGGCGGACGTAGACCCCCAAACCGTAGCGGCAAATTATACACAAGTTGCCAATACAGACAGGGGCACGGTTTCAGGTGGTTTCTTCCATCGTACCGCCGCCGTGACAGATAACGAATCGATCAGCGTGACAACGGTTTCCACAATTGCATCCGATTCATGGTCAACGGTTGCCTTTATAGTTCGCGCCCCGCGTACAAATAACGATGTATATATCACGACTTCCACCAATATCGCGGCGGGCGGCGAAGTAACCACCGCAAGATTGACCGCCCCGTCTGGAAAAACAACCAGCGACTTTACAACGGGTAGACGGTGGGATGATGAAAATGGGACAGACACCATAGATATATTGACGGACGATTATACCGAAGTAGAATGGTGCGTTATTTTGAAAACCGGCGCGGCGAGCGATTACTTTGATTTTAGAACATACGCCGCCGATGTGGCTTTGGATACATATACCGTAACTCCCCGCTGGTCGGTTACAGCGGGCGCGGCGGTAGCAGCTCATAATTTAAGTTTATTAGGTGTAGGAGGCTAGATCATGGCAGATAATTTAACGACCCAATCAGCAACCCCCGCAACCATCCCGGCGAGTACCAAAATCTCAACGGATGACGCGGGCGCGGAAGGGCATGTACAGAAAATCAAATTGACCGAAGGCACGGACGGGAGCGCGGTCGCGTTACCCGCCGATGCTACCAATGGCTTGCTCGTCAATCTAGGCGCGAATAACGATGTGACAGTTACGGGTACAGTAACAGTCGACGCGGGTACAAATCTCAATACCTCCGCCCTGGCACTTGAATCAGGGGGCAATCTAGCGGCGGCGGTGACTGCCTTGCAGGTCATTGATAATTTTATATCAGGGACAAAAGGTCTCGTCACTGAGGATAACTCCGCATCTATTCTCACTTCATTGCAGACCATTGATAACTTTATTTCAGGTGCAAGGGGCTTGGTCACTGAGGACAATTCAGCGGCGATAAAAACAGCCGTTGAAATCATCGATAATTTTATCTCTGCCAATCGTGGGCTCGTCACTGAGGACAACAGCGCGGCGATATTGGTTGCAGTAGGGGCAATCAAAACAGCGGTTGAGATTTTAGACAATACGGTAGACGGGACAGAGTTACAGGTAGACATCCGCGCCTTCCCTAACGGGCTTATAGATTCGTTTGGTCATCTAATCACTGGCTCTATCAATAATCAGATCGACATTCAATTTTATAGAGACACGCCCGCAAATCTTGTCACAGTGACAAGCGGGAGCGGTGGGACTGCAACTGGTACGGGTGGTATGGCGACCTTTGCCGCAGCCACAACCGCCAGTTCGTTTGCTAAAGGCGTGACAACCCCTACAACGATTTACACGGCGGGCGCGGAAGTTTACGCCCTATTTACAGCCGCATTTACCGGCACGGGCGCGGGTACGTCATTCCAGCGAATTGGTTTATATGATGATAATAATGGCTTCTTTGTTGGCAAAGAAGCCAACTCATTTGGCGTGACAGTTCGCAAAGGCGGAGCTGATACGACCGTTGCAAAAGCATCATTCTCAGAGGATACTTTAGTAGGCGGCGTGGGTTCTGAATTTACCCGTGACGGTACACCCGAAGCGATAGACCTCACAAAGTTAAATGTATACCGCATCCGCTTTGGGTGGGTGGGATCGGCTCCGATTCGTTTTGAAGTTCTCGCCCCCGATGGGAACTGGGTCACATTCCATAAAATCTTACAGCCTAATAATGCGGCGGTCCCGTCTATTGAGGATGCCGATTTACCGATGACCTGTCACGTTACCAGCGGCAATAGTGGCAACGCTTTGTCTATACTGTCAAACTGCTGGACGGGCGGAACTACACAAGCCCTGTCCAGAATTGATGCAACTCTGACAGACCAAACAATGGCACAATTGACCCGCTCAGTTATCACAGGTGAAACAACGGCGGGCGGCGGTGGATTTGTAAACGTCAAAGTAGACCCCTCGGGCGCGGTCTCTGCCGCTGTCACGGGAACGGTTACGGCTAATCTTGCGGCTGGTACAAATAATATAGGCGATGTGGATGTATTGAGCATTGCGGCTGGCGATAACAATATCGGTAATGTGGACGTGCTGACATTGCCCGCAATACCAGCAGGCACAAATAACATCGGTGATGTGGACGTGCTGACCTTGCCCGCCATTCCAACGGGTACGAATACAATCGGCTCTGTCAAACTTACGGATGGTACTACGGTTGCCACTGTCAGAGAACTAGGCACAAATGACGCGCTAAACGTGGCAATGGTAGACGGAAGCGGTAATCAGATCGTATCCTTTGGCGGTGGAACTCAATACACCGAAGGCGACACAGATGCAAGCATTACCGGGTCGGCTATGATGTGGGAAGATGCGGCTGATACGCTCAAATCAGTATCAGCGGCGACGCCTCTACCTGTGAACGTGGTAGCAGGCGGCGCGGGTGATGGATCCATTTTAGACGGTGTTTCATCCGCAATCAAGGCGACGGTATTAGATTACACCAACTCGAATCCTTTAGCTGTCAGATTGACAGACACCAGTGGCGATTATGTCGGAGCGGGCGCGGGTACTCAATACACTGAGGACGCGGCTGCTGCTGCTAATCCGACCGGCACGGCTTTAATTTTAGTTCGTGAGGATGGACGCGCCGGAACTCTTACCAGTACAGACGGGGATAATGTCGCAGCGCGTGGCAATAACAAGGGCGAGTTATACGTCAAGACAACGGACAGCGACGCCCTGCTCACAACGATAGACGGTGACACGGGAAACATTAGTACCAAGATTGATACTATTGCGGGCGCGGTTGCTGGTACTGAAATGCAGGTTGACGTATTGACTTCTGCCTTGCCTGCTGGCGCGTCAACTCTCGCAGAACAGCAAAGCCAAACAACACACCTTGCCACATTAGCGGGCGCGGTATCTGCAACGCATGTCCAGGTTGACGTATTGACCGCGCCTTCCACCGTTGTAACCAATACCGTTTTATCAGTCACCGGCGGCGGAACAGAAGCGACCGCGCAAAGAGTTACGATAGCAAACGATTCAACCGGCGTTTTATCTATTGACGATAACGGCGCAAGCCTCACAGTGGACGGCACGGTCGCAGTAAGTGGCACGGTCGCGGTAACTCAATCGGGCACATGGGATGAAGTTGGAATCAATGACAGCGGGAACTCTATCACCGTAGACAACGCACAGTTAAGCGTAGTGGGAAGCGGTACAGAAGCGACCGCCATGAGAGTGACTATCGCCACAGATTCAACCGGCGTTTTATCGGTGGATGATAACGGAAGTACATTGTCAATAGATGACGGCGCGGGATCGGTTACGGTAGATGCCCCCGTTGCAACGCCTGTATTTGTGAGGCTATCAGACGGTGCATCTGCTATTACTACCTTGCCCGTGTCACTGGCTTCTGTTCCCTCTCATGCTGTAACCAATGCGGGCACTTTCGCGGTACAGGTTGACGGTGCTTTACTGACATCCTCTCAACTCTTGGATGATACGGTTTATACAGCAGGGACTTCCACCTACACAGAAACATCCAGCAAAGGCAATCTAGCCCTTGCCGTTCGTAGAGATGCTGATACCACGTTGGCAGATACCACCAACGAAATGACACCATTACAAGTGAACGCGGCGGGACAACTAAAGACCGCGCTTATTACCGCGCTCCCTGCTGGAACGAATAACATTGGCGATGTGGATATTCTAAGCATAGCGGCGGGGAATAACAATATCGGTGATGTGGATATTGCCAGTATCGCGGCGGGTGATAATAACATTGGTAATGTGGACATCGTATCAGGCACGATTACCACCGTGACAACTCTCACGGGCGGCGGGATTGCTCACGATGGAACGGACAGCGGCAACCCTCTAAAGATCGGAGCGCGGGCGGTTGCAACTCCTTCCACTGCTACGATGGTTGTTGCTACTGATAGATCAGATGCAATCGCAGACCTTGACGGCTCTTTATTTGTCCGTAATGTTTTATTAGGGGATATAATTACCGAAGCATTGTCAAACACAGACGGCGCAAGCACGGCAAGCACAAACTTTGGCGCGACCGCTTCAACCAGGAACTACATTACCAGCATGACCGCCTTTAGAACTGACACAGCCACGACAATGGCGTACATTGATATTCGAGATGGGACAGCGGGCGCGGTGCTATACAGAATCCCTCTGCCTCCCTCGGGCGGTGTTACAATAAACAACGGCGGAGCGCCTATCCTATATTCAACGGCGAACACGGCACTAGCGATAGATGTATCATCCGCGTTGACGACTGTTTATTTATCATGGACTGGATTCAAATCTAAGGCGCGTGCATAATGTTATTACTCTTGCAGGGTTATGGCGTCACTACTCCAAATATAATCACGGTCGGATTTGGTAATCGTATCTATGCCGCCGGGCGTCCGATGATTGACGCGCAAAGCCGTAACCCGATATACGCGCAAGACCGCAAGCAATACGAAGCAGACACCCGACCAGACATCCGCGCCGCACAACGCGAAACAATAGAGGCATAAATGGCAACTGAAAAAACAGCAACCATCCGACAAAGTTACACCGAAAAACGACAATGGGACTTTGACTTCAACCCAGACCTAAACACAGGTAGAACGGTATCAAGCGCAACGGCTACCCATACCCCGCCCTCAGGCGTGGCAGTCACCCCAACGGTCGGAGTAATCGCGGCGGGCGTTGTGCCTGTGCGATTGGATAGTGTTACTCAGGTTGTGGGTACGCATGTTTTACGGTGTATCGCTACTTTAGACAACGGTGAGAAGTCAGAAATCATCCTGTATATAAACGTTGTGGAATAGGACATATAAATGAGTGAGATTGAATTGCTTATAAAAGAACTCGCCAAAAACGCGGCGATAGTTTACGAAGGTTCTGGACAAGAGGAGCCTTTGTCAGTTTGTTACACTGTCACAGACAAAATGCCCACACTTCGAGCAAGCGAACGCATAAGGGTTGTGTTCATTCGTGAGCATGACGAGCCACAGCATCCGATTTATGAAAATCATATTTTTAATTACGCGCCCGTGATGGGCTGAAAGGAATGGCATGTTAGAGTACACTGGAGAAAGTGTCGTAAAACTTAGCGACATGAAACGCTACTTTTGGATTACCTATAACTGGATACGTGTTCAAGAGTATTCCGATACAGAGCCTAAATATATAATTGCGGGTTTGCGTCCAATTGAAGATAGATTGGACGCTCAAAAACAATTTGACGCTGGATTGTCAAAGGCAGGAACAGCATGAGAAAAACGATTATCCTGTTATTGATCCTAGCGCAATTAGTTACAGCATCCCCCGCTCTCGCGTGGAGTAAATGGACGCCCTACGACATAAGCAAAACGACGCTTGGCTTTTACAACCTAGAGTCAACCGCTGAGTATAAACTCGGTTGCTATGGGACTATTACGACGCTATTCAAGCCAAAATGCGTCAAGGTCTCATTGTCCATGTATGGTAACAGCCTTGCGCCGTTTGTCGAGACCCGTTTGCCGTTTGTCCCGAAAGAGTCTAAAATTGTCACAGTGACAAACGCATACGATAACGGCGTGCCTGTTACCGCTTATTGTGAGTTTTACGCGGGCAGTACGATTGTCTATTGTTACTTGGAAAATCGCGGATTATGGAATCGCTATGGCGGATGGAAAGGATTGCAATTTACTGTTCAATATAAGTATTAGTTTTCGCCCTCTCGCAGGGCATAGGAGTTCACATTGCAAAAAAACGAGAGGAGCGCGAACGGGCTATTGATAGCCGGAGCATTGATACTAGCGGCGATATATATTTTGACCGGCAAGCATGACCATTTCACGGTCACATTTGTAAAAAGTATGCTCCCAAAGTTATTGCAAGACCAGATGCCAAGCGATGCGGAAGCGATACTTGTAACAGCGACACTGGTGAGCAAGGATTGCGACACGGCGAACTTTATAAACAGCGACAAGGAAAACGCCGGGATAATTTATAACAAGATGATTAACTTTTTTGGACGCCATGACACGGGCGAAGTCAAGGAAAGGCGAGAGAATTGAGCAAAAGTTGGAAGAATAAAATCATCGGGCATGATGAAGTACCGCCCGAACAATTACTAGCACATCCTGAAAACTGGAGAATACATCCCAAGTTCCAGCAGGAAGCGTTACGCGGCGTTATCAATGACATCGGCTTTATAAAGTCCGTCACCGTCAATCAAAGGACGGGCAGAGTCATTGATGGACATTTGCGCGTCACGCTTGCCCTACGCGATTCCGTTCCGTTTATCCCAGTTGAATATGTGGATTTGACAGAGGCAGAGGAAGCGGAAGCGTTGCTAACGCTTGACCCTATCGCGGCGTTGGCAGGAAACGACAAGGACAATCTAGAATCTTTGCTGGCGATGGTCAAGACGGAGGATAGTGGTGTAATGGATTTGCTCAATAAATTATCAGACAAAGTAGAAACATTAAGCGAGGTGGATGCGTTTGGCAATCTTCCAAATCAAGACCGCGCCCCATTCCAGAAAATGACGTTTACTTTACACGACGAGCAGGTAGATGTAATCAAAGAAGCAATGACGTTGGCGAAATCAGCGGGCGCGTTTGTGGATAGCCCAAACGAGAATAGCAACGGAAACGCACTAGCCCGAATATGTGAGACGTATATAACAAATGGCAACAGCTAAGGATTTGATTGTAAAGCCCATCAAGAGTGCAGACGCGATAGCGTTTGTGAAGGCGCACCATTACAGTGGAAAAGTGGCACAGAATAGCCAGTTGCATTTAGGTGTGTTTCTGGACGGGCGTTTACATGGAGTGATGCAGTTTGGACCGTCATTAGACAAGCGCAAAATTCAAGGCTTGGTGTCAGGTACGCAATGGCATGAGTTCTTAGAATTGAATCGGATGGCGTTTGACGATGTACTCCCCCGCAACAGCGAAAGCCGCGCCCTGTCTATTGCATGGCGATTGTTGAAAAAACACGCCCCGCAGGTCAAGTGGGTGGTATCATTTGCGGATGGTACGCAATGCGGCGACGGTACGATTTACAGGGCGGCGGGGTTTGTGCTTACGGCTATCAAAAAGAATTACCAAATATGGATAGCCCACGACAGTGATATAAAAGTCTTTCGTATCACTGAAACAAACAGCAATAAGCTAAAGCAGGAAGGTGCGCGAGAATCGCGCACCTCATTAACTGATGGAAAAAGCAAGGGACAACAAGCCCAAGCGCAGAAGATAGCCAGTCACGCGATTGTCAATCGCGTGACTGAAAGCAAGAAGGTGGTAAACGCAGTCTCCACCAGGACTGGTGGAGACTGGAATAAGACTTATGGCGCAACAAATGGCGCGGCTTCTATGAAGGCATATAAAGAAGCCGGATTTAGACCATTAGAAGGTTTTCAACTTCGCTATATTTATTTTATTAACCCCGCATATCGCGCCCGCTTGACCGTCCCTGAGTTGCCCTATTCAGAGATAAAGGCGCGGGGCGCAAAGATGTATAAGGGCATACGCGACACAGGCGAAACAGATAACGCGCCGCAATCCAATGCGGAAACTGGAGGCGCAAGTCCTACCGTGTCGCTCTCGGAAGTTGCCATAGAGAAGTTGCAGAATGACAAAAAGAATTGATTCCATCCTGAAACAAGCGCAAGCCTTGACCCTCCGTAAGGCGGGCGTTAGCGTGCAAACGATTGCCGAAACGTTAGGCTGGAACAGTCACCAAGCCGCCAGCAAAGCAATTCGAGCGGCACTACAACGGACGGTGCAAGAGCCAGCGGACGAACTCAGGCAATTGGAATTAGCACGGCTGGATGATATGTTGCAAGCCATTGCGCCGCATGTAAAAGCCGGTAACTTGACGGCGATTGACAGAGCGTTGAAGATTCAGGAACGGCGGGCAAAGTTGGTCGGACTGGACACGCCCGCTAAACTGGATTTATCCAACACTGACGGGACGCTGAAACTAATCGTAGAATATGCAAACCCTAAAAATAACCCTACCGACCCCGCATAGTAAGCAGGTCGCCTTCATCGAATCCCCCGCCCCGCGTAAGATAATCAGAGCAGGCAGGCGCGGCGGAAAAACGGTGGGTGTGTCTATTTATGCTGTACAAAAGTTCCTGCAAGGCGGGCGCGTTCTGTATGCCGCCCCTACTCAGGAACAGGTAGATCGGTTCTGGGTGCAAGTATCAAGGGCTTTACAAGAGCCGATTGACGCAAAGGTATTCTATAAAAACGAGACAAAGCACATCATAGAACTACCAAACACCGAACAAAGAATACGAGCCAAGACCGCATGGAACGCTGATAGTTTACGCGGTGATTATGCAGACGAGCTAATAATGGATGAATTCCAACTGATAGCAGAGGACGCATGGAATACCGTTGGCGCTCCGATGCTGGCTGATAATAACGGTAACGCGATATTCATTTACACCCCGCCATCATTGCATAGTAGGAGCGTAAGCAAAGCCAGTGATCCACAGAACGCGGCGAAGATGTTTAAAAAGGCAGTAGCCGATACAACGGGCAGATGGGAAGCGTTCAATTTTACGAGTTATGATAACCCGTATATCAGTAAAGAGGCACTGGATGATTTAGCGCAAGACATGACCGCCGTTGCGTACCGTATGGAAATCATGGCAGAGGATTTGGATGAAGCCCCCGGCGCATTATGGAAACGTTCTGACATAGACAAGTCGCGAGTAATCGAAGCCCCCGCCTTAGAGCGCGTCATTGTCGGAGTAGACCCGTCCGCAACAAGTGGCGGCGATGAAGCTGGAATTATCACAGGCGGAAAACGTGGCGACCATTTCTACACCTTGTCAGATGATAGTGTACAAGGCAGTCCGCAAACATGGGCGCGCGCGGCGGTAACGGCGTATTACAAATACAAGGCTAATCTTATCGTAGCAGAGGATAACAACGGCGGCGAGATGGTAGAGGCAGTCATAAAACAGATTGACCCGAACGTACCCGTCAAGAGAGTACACGCCTCACGCGGGAAGGCCACACGCGCCGAGCCGATAGCCGCGATAAGCGAGCAAGGCAGAGACCATCACGTAGGATCGTTCCCTGCTTTGGAAGATGAGTTATGTTTATGGATGCCGGGCGATGCAAGTCCAAATAGGCTGGACGCTAAAGTCTGGATGGTCACTGAATTAATAAGTAGTGCAACGGTCACAACCGAACCGAACTTGTTTTATAACTAGAGGTAAACTATGGCGAATATATTCGAGAGAGCAGGTGATTTTATAGCGTCCCGCATTGCGTGGTATATGGCTCCGCAAGCGTTGGCGGATATGAAGCGCAAGGAAGCCTATTATGGCGGGGTGCAACCAAAGCAACTAAAGCTAAAGGTCGGTCAATATGATGACAACCTGATAACGAACTTCATAAAACTTGCGGTAGACCGTTCCACGTCCATGCTATTTGGCGGCGGGGTAGAGTTCAATGTACCCGAAGGCAATGAACATGACAAGAAACGATTCCTTGACGCGATGTGGGAAGCGAATAAAAAGAACATTCTATTGTCTCGTTGGGGCATGGATGGCGAAGTGTACGGCACATCTTATTTCAAGATTATCCCGCAAAGTATCAGGCATAATGACAATTTATACCCGCGTCTACTATTGCTTGACCCAAAACTTATGACATTGCGATGGAATGAAATGGACGCTGAAATTATAGAGGCGTTCGTCTTTGAAGTGAAAATTGGTGAGGACGTGGTAAGGGAAGTCACCCGCCCCGCTAAAGAGGATGAAGAAATTGAAACAGAAGATGGATACGGATTAGCCCCGATCAATTCGTGGGTCATTGAAAAGTATGCCACTGAAAAAGGCGGGCAGTTGAAGATGGTAAGTCAGACGCTTTGGAACTATGATTTCCCCCCGATTATACACGTCCAGAACTTGCCGGGATTACATACCCCGCTTGGAATATCAGGCATTGCGGGCTTGGAAGATGTGCAAGACAAATATAATCTCGTCATCTCTAACATGCTAAAGATTGTCCGCTATCATTCCACGCCGAAAACGTGGGGTAGCGGTCTACCTGCTGGCTCTACGATGGAGCGTGTATCATGGGGGGCGGATGAGATAATCAAGTTATCAAGTGAGAATGGCAAACTACAAAATTTAGAAATGCAATCCGACCTAAGCTCATCCCGTGCCATTGCACAGGATTTACGGCAGTCAATCTTTGACCTTGCCCGCGTTGTGGATATTGCCTCCATCACAGACAAGATCGGCGCACTCACAAACTTTGGGTTGCGAGTGTTGTACTCGGATGCGTTGTCAAAGAATGAAATCAGACGTGCTTTATACGGCGATGCGCTTATCGAAATGAATCGCCGTTGCCTAATCCTGAATGATTATGACGGTGACAATGAAGTGATTTGGGGAAGCGATATGCCCGCCGATGAAAAGGAAGATGCCGCACTGATTCTGCAAGATCTTGCCGCTGGCTTGACATCCAAAGAGACCGCCGCCGAAGAGCGCGGGTATACTTGGAAAACAACTGTCAATGAAGCTGGTATACAAGAAATGGGCGAAGAGGATAAAATCAAGGCAGAGCAAGCGCAAGGCGCGAACCTTGCTAATAATGCGTTGGTCAATCTGTTGACAGGAAATCAGACGGTACAATAAGTGGCAAACCCTAACGGCTCCATCCTCACGATGCTTGAAAAGTTCCAGCGCGAACGCGATAAACAAGACGCGCTGGTACTCAAGCAACTCGGCTCCGCATACTCACAGTTATATAAACGATTATCTGAAAAGATAGAACTCGAAGCACGCCGCATCTTTGAGAATGGCGGGGAGACCGTCTCACGGGCTTGGATTATAGACCGCCTTTCAGCGTTGCGGGAACAGATGACGGATGAATTGAAAAAGTTTTCAATCATTACCGAAGACGCGATAGATGCACAGACATTAGAGACTTTATTAGCAGGCGGCAAACAAGCCACGGCTATGATGGATGCAATCGCGGGCGGGTCAAGGGGATTTGTCAGTGTGAACTTTGCCAATCTCAACACCGCACAGATCGACACGATACTGGCGTTCCTTGCCCCAGGTTCCCCGTTGCGAGATAAAATCGCGGGGATGGCTGGCTATCACACGCAAGCGATCATTGATCAATTAGTTGAAGCAATTGCACTAGGATACAATCCATATAAGACCGCAAAGAACATTGTCCCATTCCTTGATAAACTCATGGAAACTGCAAAGAATGGGCTGGCGTCTGTATTGGCTGATGCGGTACGGATGGCACGGACGGCACAGATTTGGACGTACCGCGCCGCCGCGCAAGCGAACTATCAGGCTAATGATGACGTGGTAACGGGTTGGCAGTGGAATTGTAGCGAGGATGAATTGGTATGTCCCGCCTGTTTATCCTTGCACGGTCAAGTATTTGACACAGATGAAATGCAGGATGGACATTTTAATTGCAGATGCTTTATGACGCCCGTTGTGCTTGGTCAACCACTCATATCCGAGAACGCCGGGCAAGAATACTTCGATAATTTGAGCGAAGCCGAGCAACGGGACATCATGGGTGATAAGGCGTTTGAGTTATATCAGGATGGTAAAATATCGCTATCTGATTTTAGTACACAAGTAAATGATGATACCTACGGAACGATGCGGAACACTACATCACTAAGCGATTTGGAAAAGAAAGCAGGATAATGACAGACCCCATCACCCGCGCCCTATTGATAGACCTGCGAAGCCTGCTACTGAAAGCGGTGGATTTGATTGAGCGCCATTTGGTCATTGGCAAATACAAAACCAATATGATAGACTTGGCAGAGCGTGACAACAGATACACCGAACCCACCACCACGATTGTGATTGACCCATGATAAACTTTGTCTTATGTGACACCGGCTGGCTTTTATACGATGGATTTGTGGCTGGCTTGACAAGCTGGCGCAAGTACATTGCACATCGTAAGGCTTGCGAGATTTGCACAAAGCCGAGAAAGTGATACAATAAGCACAACTGAATAACAATGAGCGGGCAAAGAACCGCCCATGCTAGACAGGCGACGTGTCAAAAAAGACATCGCTTGTAGTGACTGAAAACAATCAGCCATTACAAGCGATGTCTTTTATTTTATTTGAACGAAAGGATGATACCGAGATGGTAGACGAAGAAAAGGGCGTGATGCCCGAAACGAAAGCAGAAGTGGAAACGCCCGCGCCGAAAGCAGATGCAAAGGTAGCGACGGTTGACACGGCACAGGTTGAAGCCGAATTGGAAAAGACCCGTGAGGCTTTGAAGAAAGCCAACAAGGAAGCCGCTGATAGGCGCAAGCGGCTTGATGAATTGGAAGCGGCTGAGGAAAAACGAAAGTTAGACGCGATGTCTGATAACGAAAAAGTCCTTGCCAAACTCCAAGCCCTTGAAACTGAAAAGGCGCAATTGGTACTTGAGAAACAAAACTTTGAGCGCAGAGAGTTACAGCGCAAAGTAGCAAAAGCCGTAGGTTTGCCCGATGGTCTGGCCCTGAGATTACAAGGGACGGACGAAGAGGCAATGACGGAAGATGCAAAAGCGATACTAGAACTTCTGCCTAAACCGGAAGAGGCAAAGAAACAACCTCCGAAAATCGAAGCCACAAACCCCGCTAATGGACAGCGCGGCGAGACCGTCGCCCAATTGCGCGAGCGATTGAAGGGACCGTCAAGCAAAGCGATGTATGACCCAACATGGGGCAAAGAACGCGGCGGCGGTGTTAGGGTGGTTGGTGAATAGCCTCTCCATAATGGAGAATTATCATGGCTGGTGAATCAACTTACAATACTATCAGTACGCTGGTAGGAAACATTCTTGACGGGGCTTTATTGGCCGCGTCTGAAAATAGCGTTATGCAACCCCTTGTCCGTAACTTTACGGACTTCAACGACCTTCGCCCCCGCATTGCAACCAACTACACGGGCGGAACTATCGTGTCACTCGCAGAGGTCTCTGACCTTTCCGCGCAGACCTTCACCCCCGCTGCTGCTGGAACTATCACCCCCGGCATTTGGGCGCAACAGTATTATTTGACTGATGCTCGTATCAATAGCGACCCCTTCGGCGTTCAGACCGACGCGTCTGCTGATTTGGGGCGTGTGTTCGGTGTCAAGGTCGATACCGCGCTGGCTACTTTGTTCTCTAGCTTTACAGGCGGGACCGTTGGCACGGCTGGCGGAACTTTGACTTGGGCAAACATCCAACGCGCCGCCGCATATCTGCGAGCGAACTACGCGCCGGGCAATTACATTTGTGTACTTCGCCCTGAGCAGTGGTACTACTTGACCTCCGCAACCAGCGGCGTGCCTACATTGCAATCTTCCCCTGCTTGGATGGATAGCTTGGCCGCGTCGTTCTATCAGTCCTCATGGGGCGGGATTGATTTCTTTGTGGACGGTAACATTACCGCTGGTACTGCTGCGGTTGGTGGCATGTTCCACCCGGACGCTTTGGCCTTTGACCTTCGTAAGCCCTTCGGTATCGAAGTACAGCGCGATGCCTCACGCGGTGGCGGTGGTTATGAATTGAACGCCTCCATGTGGTTCGGTGCTGGTATCTATCGCCCGACCTTCGGCGCTCAATTGATCGGCACATCCGCATAGCATAAACGAATAACA